GGTGGAAGCGCGAACGGCGACGCCGGCCAGCCAGGCGAGGTGGTGAGGCAATACGAATCACAAATTGCGGCCCTGAAATCAGAACAGGCGAAAACCGAAGTTGCATTAGATGCTGCACGGGGCGGAGGTACGCGAGAACAAAGAAAGATGCTCCGGGAACTCTCGCGCACTTTGGATCAGAAAATCCGGGAGACTGAATACCGACGCGACACCGCGAAGGCAGAAGCAAATTATCAGAAATGGCTGGCAGGCGGAAAGAAAGGCTTGGAACCTGCCAGAACGGGAATCAAGCGTCTTTGGTAGGGCAGCGGACGCTGCTCTTGCAGTTAGGGCAAGATGTGTAGCTGGGAAAGCGCTTCTTGCCCTTGTATATCCATTCCCGCTGGCAATGGCGATTGCCACACTTGAGCAGGTTCGCGGGCTTGTCGGTGCCAAAAAACCGCGCCCCGCAATGACCACACTTCGATTCTTCGGGATCAGGGCGAGCTATGAAGTCGCCTGCACCGCAATAAGGACACTCAGACATTTCCTCACCCCAGGGGCTGCTCTAATACCCAACAGAGGGCGTTGATTTTTCCTACCAGCTCATCATCGTAGATCTCCTTCTCGATGTTTGCCTTCAGGATTTCTTGCAGGCGGCTATACTCTTCCCAAACTTCAGACCTCGTTTTCATCGTAGTATATCTCCAATACATACATACTACATACATACATATATACCTTTCGGTGATTTCATGGTCGATACTGAATTCTCAGACAGCTACATAGAGACTGACGCCGAGCTCGAAGCCCTCATAGGCGTCGATCCTCGGGCGGCTGCCGTGGCTCTGAAAGCCCTTGCTGCAGCCTCTCAGTGTTGGTATTGCCAGGAGGCGACCCGTCGTATAGATCAGCTCCCTCTCCGGGGCACCAAGTACGATATCGATGTGGTGGCCGGCGTGCCCGATCAGCCTCGGGCCTTCCCCCGGATCATCGATGGGACTGCATGCGACTGGAACAGCAGCACCAGCCTGGCCATAGTACCATCTGATGTGAAGCGGGCTTGTGTGGAGGAGGCTATCGCCCTATATGCGGAACAGTCCGCCGGAGGCACTAGCCGGGCATCCCTCCAGGAGGCCGGGGTGGCCAGCTACCAAATACCTGGCATAATCTCCGAGACCTTCCGGCCAGGATCGGGCAGCGCTTCTCAAATGGGGCTGCAAAGCTCTTCATCATATCGATTGCTATCAAAGTACATAGCCCGGAGCGTGCCTATCCGATGAGCCTCCTAAGCCCCTATCTGGCCGCCCACGGTGTTTCCGTCTCATGGAAACACAAGACCGGGAACGATGGCAATGACGACACATATTCTACCTCCACCATCACCGTCTTGTGGGCTCATGGAGCAAAAGTGGTCCGGACCGCCCAGGGGGATGAGCTCCAATGCCAGGCCATATGCAAGTGTGAGGCAGCGGTTGAAGCTGGGGATGTCCTGACCAAGGACAGCAGAGACTATCCCGTCCTCGGGCTCGTGGGCGTCGCTTACGACGGCTCTATGAGATCTGTGGCTTTGGGCGGATCACGAAGCGGCGGAGCCTGATATGGCCGATGTCACGGATGCCCAAGCTGAAAAGCTGATCAAACTCTACACCAAGGCCGAAAAAGAAATCCTGGCTGAAGTAACAAAAGCTCTCCTCAAAGGCAATTCTACCTACCAGCTCAAAGCGATGCTCAAGAACGTCCGGAAGATCCGCAAAGATCTCCTGGGAGGAGCTAGGGACTGGTCCACGCAGGCCATCCAGGAGGCTTACGATGCCGGGATGAAGAGCACGGGGCTGGGAGGGGGAGCTGGGTTCAGTGCCGTCCATCAGCAGGCGGTTGCCGTCCTGGCAGAGAACGCCTATGGCCGATTTGAGATCGTTGATCAGGTCATTGGCCGGCGAGTGAATGATGTGTATCGCTCGATTGCCCTTGAAAATGTAACCGGCCAGGTGGTGGGCTACCAGACCTGGCAGCAGACGGCGAAGAGGATCAGAGCGGATATGGCTGAGAGGGGCATCACAGGCTTCGTGGATGCGGCAGGTCGCCGCTGGAATATGGAGTCATATGCGGAAATGCTCGCCCGGACCGTTCCCAGGGCCGCAATGATCGAGGGCACAAAGAACCGTCTCCTGGAGCACGGGCATGATCTGGCGGAGATCATCGGTGGGATTGGGCAGAATACATGCGAGCACTGCCGGGAATGGAACGGGCGGATAGTCTCGCTCACAGGCAAGACATCCGGCTATCCGACTCTGGATGAGGCGCGGGATGCCGGAGTTTTCCATCCTCAGTGCAGCCATAATATCGCTATCGCCATGTCGTTTGAGGCCAAAACATGAGAATGGAATGGCGTGGTGAAGCGGTCCTAGCGAAAGTGAAAGAGGCCGTTGAGGGCGGACTTAACGATTCTGCTGAAATCGTATCGAAGGAATGGCAGAAGACGATACCTTATGCTTCTGGAGAGCTGGCTTCTCATGTCCAACCTGTGAAAACTGGTGATCTGGAATACGCCATATCCAGCACCGGGCCTTATGCCCGGAAGCAAGAGCTGGACGAATCTTTGAGGCACCCAGACCCCACCAACCCGGCATCCAGATCAGGCCGGAAGGCCCATGCCGGCAGGGATGCACTGGATGACAATCGCGAAAACATAGACAAGCTGGTAGCATCCAGAGTCCAAGGAGTTCTATGAGCACTGATGTGATCAGCGATATCGCCGCCTATCTGGCCACGGGCGGATATGGCACTGTAGGCACGAGCATCTTCATAGAAGAACTGCAGGACCAGCCCGATAACCAGATCGTAGTCTTCAGCTCAGGTGGCCGTCCTATCCAGTCCACAGACAGCCATACCGTGATCACCTATTTTGATGTCCATGTCCGGAACACCAGCAAGGCCACGGCACGAAGCAAGGCGATTGAGATAAGGGACTACCTGGGCAGCAAGAAATCGATTGCCAACCGCCAGGCCATCCTGCCCCAACCGCCAGTGATTGAATATTTTGGGAAAGACTCGATGAACCGGCATAGATATGGCGTGTTCTTCGAAGCCTTTGATTAATCACATTTTTATAAACATTACTTTGGATCATAACATCATAGTTTAGAGGTGCAAATAGCATGACAAGCGCAGTTTCCGGCATGACCGGCTCTCTATGGGTATGTGCTACAGTGGGTGGCACGTACGTTAAGCTTGCTGAGATTAGCGATCTCCGGCTCAGGATCGATGGCAGAGAAATAGATACGTCGAATGTCGATGATGAAGGATGGGGCAGCTCGATCTCTGGCGCCCGGTCGGCAGAGGTCACAGCGACAAACAACCTNATCNTGNCCGATGNNGNNTATGNGATCATCNNAGCNGCTNTNNTGGCGGGGACCACCATCTATGCCAAGATCCTGCAGAGCGGCACGCCGACGGCGACGCCGGTTGGTTGGACAATGCCGTGCGGAGTGAACAGCGGCAACCTCACTCTGGCCGGGCCAAACACTCAGCAGAAGGCCGATTGGACTATCAAGAATCGCGGCGCTCTGGCCGCCCTGTGAGGAGGTGATCCATGACAAGCGCAGTGAGCGGCTTTTCCGCCGCTCTCTATAAGGACGATCCTCTCGAGGCGTCGGTCGTCTTCACAGATCTGGCGATGGCTGATTCTGGCGACCATCTCACTTATCAGGCTGCGAAAGGCAGCCGCTATTGGGATGAAGATGAGACGCTGGTCATAGAGTCGGACGGAACGCCCGTGGCTTCGGGGTTCACTGTGAACTATCTACGCGGCTCAGTGACGTTCGATGTAGACATGAGCGGCCACACTATCACCGCGACCGGTAAGAGGCGAAGCGAAACCAACTTCGTGAAGATCCTGCTGGTGTACGATGGCAAGCTGAGGATCGATGGCCGGGAGATCGATACCACCAGCATTGATGATGCTGGATGGGGGAACTCGATATCCGGCCGGAGATCATGGGAGATATCGGCCGGCGCATTCTACTACACCGGCGAGGCCGATCTACCGGATGTGGCGGACAAGCTCATCTGGAAGATATACAGCATCTACTCGACTTCCAAGAGCTTCGTCGGTGAGGGCACGCTCCTGAACTTGGATCGCATCATAGCTAATCCGGACAAAGCCCAAGAGAGAACAATAACCGTGAAAGGAAACGGGGAGATCTATCCCGAAACATGAATATGGTTGGGCGATGATGTGGTTATGCGAAGGACTGCTGAGCCCTCCCTCCTAGGAAGGATTTGATATGTCAAACGAAGATGCAGGAAAGAGCTTTATCACGCTCGATATGGATGAGACGAGAGAACTAAGATGGAACTTCCGAGCTCTCCAGAAGTTCGAAAGCAGAGCAAAAGATATCCTGAAGAGGCACGAGATCTTCAAGCCTGGCATGCCGATCCACGCCGGCGCGGTGCTCAGCAACTTCCTCAAGATAGCTGACATCCTGGAAGCTGCTGTTGCCGCAGCATGCGGTATTGATGGGCTCGGGAAGAAAGATGAGCCCAGCGAGGCGGCCATCGCCATCCAGAGCTATCTCGACCGAGG